CGCACAGCGAGGCTATTTTTTTTGTCTGTTCGTAATCTTCATTCCACTCATCAAATGCGTTTATTACATCATGCGATGATGGTGGGCCTTGCCAATCTACAACAAGTTCTCCATTTGTATTTAAACTGACTTTGAATTGATATAAAAGTGCTATGTTGTTTTTACTACTCATTACTCTAGTTCCCTGATAGGTATATTATAACAGTCTGCTCTAAAAATAAAACTGTTATCTGGATCAACATCTCCTTTTTTATGAAAGGTTGCTATGTCGTAAAACCTCTCTCTATGTATTTTTCCTAAGTACCACGCTTTGCTCATATTATTAAGAACTCTTGTAAAAGCATAGTAGTTACATTTCTGCTTGGTGTTATAGTTTGCAACAGAACAAGAATAATAATCTTTAGGTGCTGAAGAGACACGTTTAGTCTTTACATCTACTGTGTCATAATTACGTAACAGTATATCATAATCGTATGTATCCATAACCTCACCGTTAA